CCGTTTTACCTTATGCTCATGATAATATAGCTGTTTATTTTGATGGATACAATGAGGGTGGTGGTAATAAATCATCAGACGCTGGTTCTAACTATCGTATACATAAAATATCAGATGAATTGAGATTCGGAGTTGATTCTGGTGTGAGTGCTGGTTCAACAGCCACTTACGAAAATATCTTGGTTTTAGACACAAGCAAAAATATAGAGATAGGTGGAAACATAAGTGGTTCATCAGACTCAACTGGTTCGTTTGGTTCATTGGTTGTCGATAATGCTGTTCAAGGTGATTTACAAATTAATGGTAATACCTATATTAAGGGTGGTGGTTTAGATTTAGATTCTGGACAAAAAATAACTGGTCAACTGAACGGTAATGGAGCTGAATTTACATTCTTAAAAATGTACGATCCTGGTGATGCATCAATACAACTTGGTGCAAAACATTCTCTTGGTTATATTTCTTTTCAAGCTGGTAATGGTGCTTATACTGAGAGAATGAGGATTAAAAATAATGGTGATATAGCCATATTCAATAGTCATTTAAGTGGCTCATCAACCTCAACTGGTTCTTTTGGTCATATAGAAACGCCCGGTAACCTTGAGGTATCTGGTACGGGCTCGTTCAACGTCGTCTCCGCTAGTGTGTATTTAGGACAAGTTGGAGCTAGATTTGTATTCTCCCAAGGAACACCATCGTCAACTTGGTCGATAAATCATAACCTAGGTTTACAACATCCCAACGTCACGGTTTACAATTCGGATGACCAGATAGTCATACCGCAATCCGTGACCGCAGATGGTGGAACAAGTATGACGATTACCTTTAGTGAACCCGTTGCTGGTTCTGCAACTCTAAGCACCGGCGGTGCGTCGAGTAATATCACGGGTAGAACGTTTATGTTTGGACAAAGCAGTCCATCACCGCTGTGGAGAGTTACCCACAGTCTTGGTGAACGATACCCTGCGGTAACGGTTTACGATGAAGCCGATAACGTAATCATACCAGAAAGAATTCATGCATCGAGCACCGGTAATGCCGAGATATACTTCCAAGACCCAACATCAGGTAACGCACATTTTTCAGTAGGTAACGGACTACCTGGTGTCAACCCATCCAATGCTGGTAACTTTATGAGAGTAAACGAGGACGGAACTCAAATCGAGTATGTAACATCAGCGATTTCGGATGTCACAGGTTCATTACCGATTAGTGGTTCAATAAATATAACCGGTTCGGTGTTTACGACCGGTGATGTAATCGCGGGTGGTGATATCGTGGGTCAGAACTATATCGTTCAAAGTAGTGTCACGCAGGTCACGATGTCATTCAATAGCGGTTCTACGATATTTGGTGATAGTACAGATGATACACATCAGTTTACTGGTAGTCTAAGTGTAAGACCACCAGCTAATGGAGGATTAGATATATTTTCTGATTCTGATGGTGGTAGTGCCAAATTAAATATTAAAGGTAGGGCTGGATATCGTTCTCAGTTTACTCTTGACGCTCCAGATAGTGGTTATGGAGATATATTCTTTAAACGAGATGGTGCTAATAGATTTAATATAAATTATGGATATACTTCTAATGAACTATCACTTACTGCAACAGGCGGAGGTGCAACAACATCTGCTATAGTAGTCGATACAAGTGGTAATCTTACCTTTGGTGGTACTAGTATAAGTGGTTCATCAACCTCAACAGGTTCGTTTGGTTCATTGATTTCAAGAACAACATACATAGGAGAATATACACCAATATTTAACGAAGGTGCTAATATGTTGGTCGTTGACTCTAGTGATTCTCAAATACTTTCTATAAGACGAGGTAGCGGAAATAATCAATGGAATTTTGGATTGAGCACTAGTGGAGA